GCATCACGGAATATAAGCATTCTTAAATCATTAGGGCGTTCTGATATAATTGCAAAAGGATAATACCCTCCAATCTTTAAGGTATATCCTTTAAAACAATTGTAATCAGTTGAAACAAAGATATTCAAATACGGAGATTGCTGATTATGATTCAGCATAACTCCATTTAGGATATCGCACCATCTAGATTGCATAGGTATAAATTCAGTTTCTTTTTCGAAATTCTTATGATGAATTCGAACCGCGGATTTTTTCAGACCTTGTTCATAACGAAAGAAGAAGTTAAATAGTTTGTTTAGCATGTCTAGACTCTCTTTCATAATCTGGATCAATATATAACCCATCGTTAACAACGCCAGGAATAAAGTTTTGTCTTCCGAATGTGTATACGTCTAACTTACCCTTATCATCAAACGCAAGCATAGGATATACATCACAATACATATTGATTAGTTTAATGACCTCATTGCGATTACCCTGCAGTGTTCTCGTCTGAATACGTGTGATAACAAAGTTACGCCGATCTGTATCCTCTGGTAGAATACAGATATATGGGATAGTAACTCCTATTAGTTTCGCAATGAAAAACACACGACCAGGAGAACTATCATCAACTTCACGAATTCGAGCAGTGTTATTCAATATAAGGTTAAGACCTGTACCACGAACGTCGTAATATAAGCTCTTGAACGAATTATACTGAATCACTTCCCAACGGTCGCTGCTAAGATATGCACTGTCCAAGTCATATGAGTTATCAAAATAAGTCGCTTCTTTATACCACGGCCCATCGACTTCGTCTTTCCAATCGGATAGTAAAATACGATGAGACTCCAAATACTCCTCTGCCTCATTACGAATAACAGGGTGTAGAACAATGTTTCTCAATAAAAATAACAATACTACACACTTAATCGTAATATCCCACTCTTTAATTTTTTTGATCATTGAGTTACTCCTCTGTTAGCTCATCCGAAATTCTAAACACAGGCTGCAAACGCTCATCGAGAATAAGCGAAATAGCATTGTTGTGTTCTTCCCACAGAGTATTTGATTTAGAATACTCTTCCTTAGGTAGGTGGAATAATCCATAAGTATTATCCACATTGTCTTTACCAAGACGGTGACCTTCGACAAATGATACAATAGTATCATGGATAACAGGGTCTTCATCAGATTCCAAGTCAAGGCCCAAAGTATCAACAATCCAATCTGCAAATTGTTCAGTCGTACCATAACCAGTAGAACTTGATAAACGGCTAGCAAAATGAATAATCATTTCTCCAATAGATGCAAAATCAGAATATATTGTTCCAAATCCAAAGTGTTCGGTGCGGTCACGTACAATATCTTCACGGATATTCCAGTCACCAATGTTTTCACGAATTGGGATATACTCCCATGAGAATAGGATAGCTAGATTATCGCGAGTTTCTGCATCCATGATTCCAAAACGCTCCATTACGAGGGCACGGTAGTAGTCATATCCTTCTTGTGTGTTAGGATTGTAAATTTGACGGTCATGTTCCATTTCTTGTCGTTTCAATGCTCTGATCTGAGCTGTCATTTCACGAGTAACGTTTACAATATCACTAGCAGTGTATGTGTTGTCGCGATGATTTAACAGCTTGCTCCCTTCTTGATGTTTTTGAATGTATTCACGAACGTTTCCGTAAATATCAGTCTCACTCACAAATTCCTCTTCTAGAGGATTGTAGTCAGCGCCATTTTTGCGCTCGAATGGTGTGAGTTCGCGTCGGATATATTTACCATCTTCGGTTTTATACCAATCGTGACCATCGTTTGGAAGGCCTTCAATGTCTCGAAGATGTTCTTCGAATTCTTTTTGACGCTCCGCATCTTCGTCCAATTTCTTTTGAGTATCAGCAGCTTCTTTGGCAGCAACTAGTTCTTCATAAGATAGACCCTCAGATTCAAGCTCATCTTCTTCTTTCCACCATTTATAAAGGCGGTAGGCACCGTATCCGGCACCCGCAGCCCCTACCAATGATAAAATAACTTTGATAGGTGTGTTCATGTTAGTTTAATTCCTTTCTAGTTTTCTTTGGTACGAAATCTTTGAATGATGTTGTCGCATATAGGTTGCGAGGTGTTTTCCAACGAACATAGAATTGCAAGTCATATTCTTGTTTTACGTCATCGAATACTTCATGAGCATCCCACTCAATGTAGAAGTCATCTGTATCGGTCCATCCGAATGGAAGAGCAGCACGAGGAACATCAAATCCAAGTTTGTCGAGAACTTCACCAAAAGTCAACACACCTTTCTTCATCATACGATTTACAAGATATGTTTCGGCTTCCTTAATATAACTTTCGTTATAATCTGGGTCATCGGATACGTAGTTTGAAGAATATTTGAACCATTGTCCATAGAAATCGCCTTCATTAGGAACAATAGACTCAACTTCAACTTCTTTACCGTCTAGTTCGACAGTTTTGGTTTCCAAAGGAGCATCGATTTTCTTGAATGTAGCTTCGTCAAGAACTTCTTTAGCACGGAGACGGTAACGAGCATGTTCTTCGGTAACCATAGCAAGCGCAGCGGATACAGCTTTAAGACGGTTTGTTTGGATAGCAAATCCTAATACAATGGCAGCAGTAGACGCGGTAGCGACAGCAACTGGTACAGCTACGTCTTTAGCTACGTCTTTTACAACTTCGAAACGAGTGTATTCTTCACCAGCGGCATCCATAGCTTCATATTTAGCTTTTGTAGCTTCAAGCTTCTTACCAGATTTAACACCGGAGTATACAGAATAACCATAACCAGCAAGACCTACGCCAAGCAATACGAATGGTGCGTATTTCTTACCGAGGATTTTTGTGGTAACCATAGCAGATTTAGCGGTTGATTTGATAGTTTGCATGTTTGGCAACTTAGGTAGTTTCATTATTTTTCTCCTTTTGATTTAATTTTATATTTAAATTTTGATTGATTAGTGTTTACTTCGTCATACAAAAATGTATATGCCATAGCGCTTTCACTTGTGAATACCGAGTGTGCACCTACAGCCACATCCTTACGAACATAATCAATATGGTCAAATTCTAGAACCCAGTTTGGACCATCGCGATCGAGTTTAACGTTTTCGACGTCATGGAAAATCATAGGTTTTGTGCCGGGTACCTTAGGGTAAATACGAACTTTTAGCATAAATTCCTCCTATTTCTTATTAGTAAGCCAGATGATGGCAAGAATAATCCATCCAACAGGTGGTGTGCAAAGTAGTACAAGAGTTCCAAGTGATTTTTTCATTATTTTTCTCCTTTTATTTTATCAATAAACCATGACTTAACATTATCATTTTTAAATAATGTGTCTTGATTTTCTAATTCAGAACATAATTCATCGGCATTAATATCTTTTAAAGATGCGTATTGTAATAATACATTACTTAAATTATCAAGATCAAAAGGCTCAACTTTACCTTTGTACATTAAAGTGTGGAAATAAATTTCATTTGATACTGATATAATGCTCGAAATTACATTAGAATCCACATTGTTTACCATTTTAGTTTCCTCCAATAAATGATTTTAAGTTTTTGTTGAAAGTTTGTTTTCTTTCACGAATTAAAAGAATAGTCTTTTGAGCTTTAGTTTCGTGAGTGTATTCTGGTTTCTTCCTCCAGTAAATCTGATATCGTTTACCAAGTTTGTTCGAATTATAAGATTCCTCAGGTAACATATTTACACCTCAACAGGTTGTGGGAAGTTGATTTTAAATCCTCCTCCACGAGCGGCTACAATACGTGCTCCAGCGAGTCCTTGTCCACCAGCATTTATAGTCCAACCAAATGATTGGTCAGTAAATTTAGCCGGTTGGTCGGATAACTCATAGAAATCCCCAACAGTAACAATACCATACGCATCCAAATTAGCAAGCATGATATTGAATACTTCTTGCGCATCCTGACGTGTCTCGAAAATGATTTCTTCAACATAGTTCGATGTACGTCGATTACGTTTTGCATATGACTGAGTGTAGTCATTTCGATAAGCGTCCATACGTGTTACATTTGTCACACCACGACCCCAGTACCCCGAAGAATTTCTACGAGCATGAATATAGTCATTACCAAAAATAGCTCGCTGTACAGCAGTCATTGCCATATCCGCAAGCCCATTTTGTAGACTCGGAACAACAACTTCATAAAACATATGTGAGGACCATCCACGGAAGCCCTCCTCACCGAAGAACACATTTCCTATCCATTTAGCAACCCCGGCTTTTTTCACACGTCCTTTTGCAACTGGTTGTACGTGCTTGTCAAGGATCTCATTTGCCTCGTCTAATGGATTAATTTTTCGAGGTACTTTGTTGTAGTCTGTTTTTTGTTTTGTCATAGTTTCCTTCCTTCTATCTCTGCCATCCAAGTCGCATTAGATGGATTCATACGTTTTGTTACTCCATCGATGTAATATTGCTCACCTTTATATGACGCGACATCACGATAAACATTAATTTCTGTGGCCAAGTCAGCTAATAGTACATCTCGAGGTCCATCTAATGGAATATAGAACATACATGTTCCACAATTAATACTATCAACTTTCACAGCCCCATAGTCTTCTAAGCATAGTGCCATAATTTATTTAATCCCGTTTGTCATTGCTAGTATACCCCCATGAATATGTAAGAACTCCTGTCAAACACGTAGGAATCATTGTCGACAGTAATAAGTCCAAATGAAAAATGTAATACAATACTGCGTACAGTATTGTGTATATCACTAAAGATATACCAGAAATGACCAATAGCCCAATAAAAGCTTTCACCGGGTTTCCTCCTTTAAATATAGATAAAAAAGAATACCGAGAGTAATTCTCAGTATTCTAGTGAAACTTAGTCTTCAGGTAGTGTAAAATCACCTTCCAACACTTCGCCATTTTCCGATGTTTCAGAAGATTTCTTAACATGGTCACCAATCACTTTAGCAGCAAACGCGCCAGCGGTAACAACACCAGTGATAATCAAGAGACGCTTAGCGACCGAGCGATAAGCAACAATAGTTTTTACAACTTTATCGCCAAAGCTCAGTTCGTTAGCAACTTGAGTTTGTGGTGTGTCCTCAGCTTGTGTCGCCAAGTCTTCAGTAACCTCGTTAAGTTCTTCCTTAACTTCTTCGATTTTTGAAACGTCTTCTGACATGATAATGTCCTCCTTTAATTTTAGTTTTGTTTCATTATAGGATATGTAATTTCTGCGTATTATCTACCATAATGAAGATCGCCGTTACTATCTTCATATTCAATCCAGTTGTCCATCATATCTGGGCCTTCTTGTAATTCTCGACCTGTAGGCATGCAGAACTCTTCATTTCCATTCAATGTAGTAAACACCTTTTGAAAAATACCATTTCTATCGATTTCCACAAAACGTGGATAAGTTACGTTACTCATAATTTTACCTCACAATCCTTGAATGCATTCATTTAGAGTCGCCGTCTCACTAACGGGATTTAGATTTTTTCGACTCTCTAATGATATTAATTTGTCTGATACATTCTCTAAAACGAACCTTACGATATTTAACAAGATCAAACTCTGCCATATTAGCAGCAGGACGATAATGCGCAAACATTGATTCAAAATCGTAATATACCATATATAAACTTCTGTACAAATATTGTACATGCGTTTTTGGCGAATACGGTAGTTTACTCATCTGCATCATCCCTTCGTAAATGAATGAGATAATGTGTGTTTGGAATTTCAATTTCCAATTCCTTCTCACAATACTTGAATTGCTCTGCTAAGTGCATCATGTCATCATCTGACATAGTAATATGAATATGGTGTTTCATTATTTAAGATAATCCTTTCCCATAATTTTTCTAAGTTGTTCTAGAGTAGATTCTGTATTTACATAGTATCGCTCATAAATAGTGTCTACTATGTCAAAAAAATACATAAGTCTATCTTTATTCATATTGATATAATTCATATAAGGAGTAAAAGGCACTGTCTCGCCCATTATAGTCATTTTATCGTCGTAATAAAATCCTTCGGCTAAACTAATAACAAGTTCATCAACAAGACCTCTAGTTACTTTCCAAATATATAAATCACTATCAATTTTACCAACATTGTCGGATATCATAAGTAGCCAAAAGATATACTCACGATACTCCTCATCAAATTTAACCCTCGTCCAGCTTTCAATAAGACGATCTATATATAAATCTTCTATACGAAATATATCCTGTACAGGAAGATTACGTAAATTATCGACAACCGCATTATAAAAATCGTCTTTAGACAATATGAGGGTATATTGCCTTGTAGATCTCATCAGTTCAGCCCTCACTGTCTGTGTTATCATCTAACACTTTTTGGTAATATTTACCGAACTCTTGTTTGAGTTCTTGTGCACTCATATAAGCTCTGCGATTATCTGGATTTTTCTCGATTTTATCGACAGTTTCCTGAATAAGTTCGTAAAGCAGCTGATAGTTTTCATAGTTGATATCTTCAGCGCCAAATACCGTATTGTAGTATTTGGACTCCAGCAGTGTAATCAACATGTTTCCGATAATCTTACGAGCGATACGGAAGTAATACAAATCCATATCCAAGATTTGCATATCCGACGGAATAGTCATGATGAATTGGAAGTAATATTTGTACTCCTCATTTGCAGGAACAACCCCATTAGCGTCGGGTTCGGTCCAAGCAGAAATATATTTGTCAAGTTCAGCCTGAGGAATAAGTAGAAAATCATCTAATGGCATTGCGCGTACCATATCAATAACTGTCTGTTTGAATTCTGCCGATGTCTTGACAATTGGTCTGTAGTTAGTCATTGTTTCCTCCTTTATAAATTATCATATATACTCACAATAATAAATAAGTATATAAATACTACGAATAGCATTAAACAAATTCCTGCTAAGAATCCAAGAAAGCCGATAGTAACCGACAAATTAACGAGAAGCAATAGACAAGCGAATTCAATAAATAGGCAGATGAATGTTACCGCACACATCAATAGAAACTCTGTCAAATTGTAATCAATTAACTCTTTAATCTTCTTCATCAATTTCTCCTTCCGTAAAAGTTCTCAAAGAATCTTTTGAGCATGTCCATCTTAGAATCCAATTCATCGTTGCCATAACAATATAATGTGGTGAAATATAGATTCTTCTTATCACCAAATACAATAGGATCAATATCGATAATAAGGAAAGTATCCGGATACTCATCCACAGCTTCTAGAAAATATTTTGTTTCTAGAAGTTCAACATTATT